AACCACGGAAATCCACGCCGAACATGGGTTTCGCTGGTAGGTTCTGGACGTTGACGCCGTCAGCTCCTGACCAACGACCCGTCACGGAGGCTCCGAAGTAGAGCAATCCGAAGTTCATGTCACCGGATGGCATCACTCGGGCACGCATCGCCTTGAGACGCTCCAGAAGTGTGTTGGTTCTGCGGTATTCGCGCATGGCGGCTACCCACGGATAGGTGTCGCCGTATTTATCCTCCCATGCAGCGCAGTCGGCTGAGTCTTTTGCAAGGCTCGGAGGTGGTTCGATGCCCACTTTGCGGCATTCTTCTGCCAAAGCCTTGGGTGATAGCGGCTTCTCTTCGCCGTCGTGGTACCATGGAAGGCGTGTTCCTGCCTCCCAGTTGCGGCGTGATAGCTCTGGGATAGCCTTGTCGAGTTCTTCGACGTCGATCGGGATTCCGTCCCATGCGATTGCTCTTGTGTGTCTGGAGAGCATTCGCTCATTCTCAGGCCATTGATCGCTGAGCTTCAGCCACAGGTCGAGGCAGAGTTCGGAGTCACGCATCGCGTAGCGGGTGACCTCTTCTTGGAACTCGGCTGTCATGCTCGCCCATGTCTGACCCTTCATTGCGGTTCGGGTGTCCTTTGATACCTCTTCGTCGAGGAAGAACTTGGACGCTCCTGCCAGATTGCGTGGTCCACCTAGGTAGGCGCAGAGATCTGCGGTGCAGTGTGTGATCTCTGGGAGTGCTGTTGGAGGGATGACGCCGTCCGTGCGGATGCGCTGGAGCACAAGCTCGTCAAAGCTTGCGTTGTGGTGAATCCACTGCCACCCCGCACCGCTGATCTGTGACCAGTCGAAGGGAGCCGGTGGTCCGGCATACTCAATGCCTGTGTCCGTCTTGATTGTGACCATGTAGGCATCAAAGCGTGAGTCGAAGATGTAGTTCCTCGTGCCTTGTAGTGTGATGCCAAACGTGTCGTCGTAATAAGTTTCAAAGTCGATCGCCGCTGTATTCATTTTAGGTTCTGATGATAAGGGCGGTAGGAGTCACCTACCGCCCGTCTTGTTGATGGGTTGCCCTGTTAGGAGCGTTTTGTTTCTTGAAACAACCGGTGTGGCCGATTGTCTATCAGGGTCTCCGCATTGCCAGCATCCAAAAGGATGTTACAGCCTGCGGCGATGTGGGCTAGGTGTGACCTACCAGACTCGGGGTCGTTGTCCTCACCGGAAGACCATGCTGCCATGTGGCGCAGGATCGCTCCGACGTAGGTCATCGCTTCCACTCGGTTCTGTCTCCAGTTCCAAGGGCCGTATTTCTCGGCTCCGAGGGACTGTACCCACGCTGTCTCAGAGAGTGCGTATGGTGGTAGGAGGTGAAGCGGGCATTTTAGTTTACCTGCCTCACCCTTTGGGTCGGCCATTATTCTAACCTCCACAGTTTCGCTTTCGTAGGGTCCGAAGTGCATATTCGAATAGCGATCGATATGTTATTCCGGCAGGCCAGCGTGTGGAGCGACTTCATCAGCTCCACGTCCACCACAACAGGTGCTGGCTTCACAGGTTTCAGCTTCCGCAGAAACGCAGTCATCGAGGTTGAGTTCTGGCTGAGAGTCGCTTTCGAGAGAGGCTTTGGCTTCGGAGATGCGGTCAGAGACATATTTATTGAGGGTTGCGGTGAGGAGTTCCAGACGGATAAGCACTTCGACGATTTGCTCAGGACCGAATACCTCCGGAGTGACCTTCTGGTTTAGATAGAAGTTGACGCTGTCGCCTGCGAGGCTGACGACGACGCTTACCTTGGAGTCGTCTGCGAGAGACAGTTCTGTTTCAAAGTGAGTGCTTGGTAGAGATTGGGTATTATCGGTAGACATAAACTATTAGGGTGGGTTTTGGTGGGAAGAAAGGCCTCTCCATCATTGCTGACAGAGAGGCCAAGATGGGTGTTACTATTCTCCACGGCGGATTGCTAGCGCAATCTCGGCATCGGCGTCAGCCAAGCGACCACGGAAGGTTGGGACTGGAGTTACCCATGTCCCCTTCGGGCCTTTGTTGACAGAGGATGTCAAGCTCCACCGACCAGTGTGCAGCCCCTTGCGGAGCGTGAACTGACGTGCGGTCAAGAGAGCCTTGCCGAGGCTGGTGTAAGCGCTACGGCCCACGCTGTAGATCACTGGAGCCCATAGTTCTCCGGCGATTTCATACATGAACAGGTCGCGCACCGCTTCGGCGTCTTCCATCGTGTCGAGGGAAGGGTCCTTCTTGATGAGCATGAAGATGTGGGCCAGCTCGGAGTATTGATAATCTCCGAAACCGACGACGCCGCCAGCAGCACGAAGCTCTTCAGCGCTATCATAGACAGCACCGCGTTCCGTGTCGCCGTAAGGGCGTTTTTCTTGGAACTGTTTCTTGATCGATAGAGCGATGAACTCCAGCGGTTTAGGAATCAGGCAAGTTTTGTTGAGGACAAACTCACCGAAGCCGAACTTGTCAGGCAGGTCGCCTGTGCGCTGCACAAGGTTGAGCCGTGGAAGGCGGAGGTCGGAGAGGTTGACTTCACCTTGGACGTCTGAGTCAGAAGCAGCAGCGACGTTTGTGCTGAGCGTAGCGGGGGCTACGACGGCAGGAGCTCCAGCCACTGGAATGTCACGCGGGGAAGCGTAGACTTCATTAGCTGGGGCCTCTTCGACTGGTGCGGTAGAGGTTGGACGACGGGTGAATGAGGTAGTAGCCATAGTATATTATCTTCTTTGGGTTTTTTGGTTTCTTACTTTGTCCGAATTGGGTCCAGTTTGTGGTAGACCCCTTCGGATACCAAGGCTCCTGCATCTTGGAGACGATCCGAGAGCTGAGTCTTGTATTTCGCCTTCTCGCCCCGAGGGGCTGATTCGGTGAAAATTTCTTCAAGCTTACCGATGCTGACACCGGTAGCGCAAGCCAGCATGTCTTCCCATGCGATCTTGTCTTTGAGAGCTTCGTAGGCCAGCAGTGCGTTTGTCACGCGGCGTGGCTTGTTGACTTCGACTAGGCGGAAGTCTTCTGGCACGATTCCCTCTGTGAGGGCCTGTTCCAGTGCCATTGATTGGGTATCTTCTGCCCATTTTGCGGCGATCTTGGCAGCGCGGAGGAGGAGTCCCATTGTCTTTGGGTCACGGATCTCTCCCGGACGGAGCACTGGGTTGTCGAGCACCTCGAAGATTGGGTCATATTTGGAGCTGATCTTAATGATTTTGCGGGCCAATGGACGGCAGCGGGCGCGATTACCGCAGAAGTCACAGGCTTCACAGAGGGGAGTGAAGAGCGCTTCGACATCTTCGTCAAAGAAGTTCATGCGAGCCAGCTTTGCACGCTCGATGACAAGCTTGATCTCCCAGCCGATTCTTTCCATGTCACGATCACGGTCCCATGTGTGGAAGGAGATTGTATCGAGCTTCGGCTGGACGAGATGGACTGTGATTTCCTTGAGGCTTGGGAACATGACCCAGACGCCGTAGGTGTAGGCCTTCATCTGGATATTCTTCTCGGCGTCACGGACGGGCATGTATCCGAACTTGAAGTCAACGATGTCTGCCTTGCCGTCGGGCTTGATGATCAAGGTGTCAAGGAAGCCCCATTGATCGAACACTTCGACACAGATTTCACGCTTGATGTCGATCGAACCTTCTGCGACGTCGGACTCGTAGCCCATCGCCATCTCAACGAGCATCCGCTCTTCTTCGGTCAGGCCGGTGATGTCGCCAGTCTCACAGGCTGCGTGACAGCGAGTGCCCTGTTCTGCTGCTTTCATTGCAGTAGCGCTTGAGGAACCGCCCTTGTAGCCCGGACAGATCGAGAGACTGTCGAGCTGGGATGGGGAGAACTCAGCGTGGCCGCGTTCGCCGCTCTTCTTCACAGCGTCCTCGCCTGTAGCTACTTCAGCCACTGGTACTGGAGCTACTACTGGTTCAGGTGTGGCCTCAACTGGAGTTGGAGCTACAGCTTCCTCGACCTTCTTCGGCTTGCGCTCACGCTTTACCTTCGGGATCTCGGTCACTGGTGCGACTTCTACTGTGGGTGTCTCGATGACTGTTGCATCGACTTCGATTGCGACCTCTTTAGTAGGCGCTGGGTATGTTGGTGTTCTTGGCATAGTGGTAATATACGACTTTTTATGGAGACGGGTCATGTTGTCAATCTTGATTTGCACTGCTTCTAAAACTTTTTCTTCGACCGACCCCTCAGCCACGAGGACGCGGTTGATCGGATCGGACTTCGCACCGGCTCGGTCGATGCGCCCGAAGACTTGCTCCATAATCTTAGCGTTGTAACACGGTGATATTAAGGCTTCTCTGGGGCGAGCAGCGGTCTCCGTGTGGTGCAAGTTAACGCCGGTTCCACCGGCAGCGATGTTACAAATGAGGACATGAACTTCATCATGTTGGAAGGCGTCGATCGCCTCCTGCCGCTTTGCAGCACGAGGTTCTTCACCCCAGATCTTACCCGCTGTGATACCGACCATCTCCAAGCGATCGGATAGAGCCCTGACGCTTTGATTAAAGTTCAGGAATACCACGACTGATTTGCCTTCATCCAAACGGTCTTGGACCATCTGACTGATTTCCGGCATCTTCAGCAACTCCACCTTTTGGCGAGCCCTCGTCAGCTTGACCATGGCTTCGGCTGGGTTGCCTTTGAGTGTCACACGTTCCTCTACCTCTTTCTCGATGATGGACTCCAGTTCTTCGCTGCACTCGTCAAGCAATGCCTTGATCTCCTTGGAGCTACCGAACGAGATGGGGTCGTAGATGAGTTGACCATTCGGGAAGAACTCTGCGAGGTCCTCCCGCGTCAGCATGTGACCGTGGTTTGGGTAGGTTAGGCGGTGTAGCCGGTCAAGGTGACCATCGCTGAAGTGATTCTTGACGAACTCAAGAGCTCCCCATGCGTTGGCCTTAGCCCCGAAACGGGTCGCCCATCCGTAGAAATCCTTTAGGTTATGCAGCCCAAGGAGGAAACCAAGGGCACGCATCTCAACAGGGTTCTCACACGCAGTGGCGCTGAGCATCAGAGTCGGCAGCGGCTTGGCTGCGATGAGCATCTTTGCATTCTGAGTGTAGTGGCCTTTGCAAGCGTGGACCTCGTCAAACACGATGAGTGTCTTCGGGGGCACGTTGAAAATAAATGATCCTTTTTTCCAATCCCCGAAGCCCGACTTCCCTGTGCGGAGCTTCTCGTAGTTGATGACTCCGACGACGCCAGCGCCCTGCTCTTTGAGAACACGGGACCAGTTAACCAGCGTAGCCTTTGGAGCGACGACGAATACGTTGAGGCCCAGTCGCTTGGCTACTTCAGCCGCGCAGAGGGTCTTGCCGGTTCCGGTCTTCGATGAGTCTAACGCTGCTTTGTGTCGGCTGATGATGTTGGTGAGCACGTCAATATGTGCCGCTTGTTGTGGGTAGGGTGTCTTCATTTTAGTGTTTTTGCGAACTCCCAAATCAGGAGTGAGTCAGAGATTGCGTGGGTTACTTTGATGGATGGGAAGCGTTTTTGCGCCTCGCCTTTCAGCACGTTCTTCCAAGCGGTGTATCCACCGGCGGTGGCTTTGGTGCCAAGGCGGAAATGCTTCTGCCATGAGTGAGGGTCTACCTCGACGATACGGATTGACAGGGCCAATGCTGCCCCCGTCAAGAGACCTGCGTTGCGGTGGAGCTTTGCCATGCTGGCTCCGCTGACGCGACCTCCGGGAACTGAGACGAATAGAGGTAACTTCTCGATGACGAGGACAACGGGTGGCGTGTCGTGGTTGGAGTTCACAGCTTGGTGCCTCAAGATTTCAATGACGTCTGCTTCGGTGTCAGGCATAGCCTTGACGAAGTGGGGAGCTAGCTCGTCACTCTCTCCGATTACGATTCCGCCGCTAAGGCCGGGGTCTACTGCAATGATGGTTGTCTTCATAGGATGTTGTCAGGGGTGATGCCGAACCACTCAACCGCGTCAGGTAGTAGCACAAGCCCTTTGTAGTGGGCTTGCAGGACTCGGGGTGAGTTACCAACCTGCTCGGACACTTTCCAAGCATCACGCTCCTGTGCCATAGCATAGGTGACGTAGGAGTGGCGGAGGGCATTACCCTTCCAAGCGACACCCGCCTCGTCGGCCAAGTGACCGATGTGCCGATTCAGGTTTGAGATGAGGTGTTGAGGTACGACGAAGCCATCCTTATGCTTGATATGGTTGAGCCAAGCAACTCCGTTCGGAGGGATAAGAGCGATCCGGCGGCAGGATGTCTTGGTGATCTTAGTTGTCAGTCGGACTGCGCTATGGCTGAGATCAATATCCGTCCACTTTATGCGGGTGATCTCACTGACGCGCATCCCCACAAACCCGCCCAATACCAGCAGGGCTAGCAGCCATTCCTCTCGACCACCAACGAGCATACCTCCAACCGTCAGTAGGCGACGCATCTCCTCGGGTGAGAAGAACTCAGGCTCAGCGGGTGTCTCTTTGGGCTTGCGGATTCGCTCCGCGAAGGTGCGGCGATCATACGGAAGGTAGTCGTTATCCCGCGACCATGTGGCGAAGGTCTTGATGGCGCGAAGGTAGTTGGATTTGGTTGTTGGCCCCCATGTTTTGGGCATAGACTTCAGCACTTCCTCGGGAGTGATCGAGTCGAGTGGCGTTTCACCGAAGCACTTGATGAAAACCTGTATGTGCTTCTGCACTGTGCGAACGTGGTGGTATGACATGCCCTCAAAGCGGTGGCTTTTGAGGTAGGATTGTCCCGCTACTGTGGCGGACTTTGGTTTTGTTGACTTAGTTTTGTTCATGTTGTATTGTGGGCATGTCGTATAAAACAACAATTATGGCCTCAGTCAAGAAAAAAAATTACGCTGCTCCAATCCCCACAGAACGAGAGAAGTATGGACTAATCTGGGGCCCCGAGGTAAGCGATCTCGACATCGAATTGTTGTGTTACCGAGAAGGAGCTCCCGCTTCTCCGGGAAAGCCGCATCACTTTCGCCAAGCCGTTGATCTCCTTTGGAATCAACCCGCTTCAAGCAAGAACTTCGTCTGGCATCCATGGGCTGAGGAGATGCTCGAAGCCGCCTGTGTGAATAAGTACCTGTCCGTTGGCGGTTGCGCTAGCTCTGGCAAGACAGACTTCTTTGCTGTGTGGGGGCTTATCGAATGGTTGTGCGCCCCTCATGCAACGCAGGTGCTCTACACGTCCACAAGTCTTAAAGATTCTCGCAAGCGTATCTGGTCCACCGTGGAAGATTACTTCCAAGCGGTTCCCGGCCTTCCCGGAAAGCTGGTGTCCTCGCAAGGGGTTATCCGGTTCGAGGCTGACGGGCTACAGTCCGACAAGTTCGGCCTCACCCTCGTTGCCTCTGACCGAAAGAAGGAGCGTGATGCCCAGAATAAGTTCATGGGTTTCAAAGCCCCGAGACTTCGACTGGTTGCCGATGAGTTGCCTGAGTTGGCTGACAGTATTCTGACCACTGCGTTTTCTAACCTTGCCCGAAACGAAGACTTCAAAATGGTTGGGATCGGAAACCCGAACTCACACTACGATCCGCATGGCCGATTCTCGGAACCCTATGATGGGTGGACTTCGGTTACTGAGTTGGACTACTCGTGGAAGACCAAGTATGGACGATTCATCCGGTTCGACGCGGAACGCAGCCCGAACATCATGCTTGGGTTCGTCAAGTATCCATTCCTTGCGAAGCAGGAAGACTTGAATGAAGCAGGCAGATTAGGTGAGAAGTCGGTAGCCTACTACCGAATGGTCAAGGGATTCTGGTGCCCTATTGGAGCTGATGACAGCATCTACTCTGACGCCGAGATCGAGCGTGGTGGTGGCACGTCTACGCCGATTTGGGCTTCTGAGTCGAACAAGGTTCGGGCCGCTGCTCTTGACGTAGCCTTCACCGCTGGAGGTGACCGGTGTGTATTGCGATTCGGTACAGTTGGTAAGACCGTCAATGGCGTCCGCCATGTTCATTTCGATGAGGTTCTCCTGATCTCAGAAGACGTCACCAACAAGATTGACCCCCGCACCCACCAGATCTGTCGTCAGGTTCGGGACGAGTGCGTCAAGAGGAATGTGCCTATTCGGAACTTCGCCCTCGATGCGACGGCTGGCGGTGCTCCATTCGCTGACGTGCTCGCCGTTATCTGGGGGCCCGACTTCCTTCGCGTCAACTTTAGCGGACGTGCTTCCGATCTACCTATCTCATCCTCCGACAAGGCACCCTCGTATGAGCGGTACCATGACCGAGTATCTGAGCTTTGGTTTGCTGGTAAGGAGTTGCTCCGCACCAAACAAGTCAGCGGGTTGGACGATTCGACGATCCGGGAAATGGTGTCCCGCAGATACAACACCGTCAAAGGGGCTGGCAAGTTACTTCTCCGTGCCGAGAGCAAGGTTGACATGAAGGATCGCGTTGGGTTCAGCCCTGACTTAGCTGACGCCGCATTCATTCTCATTGACCTTTGTCGTGCTCGTCTCGGGTTCTCATCTTCAGAGCGAGCCAAACGCCCCACCACTGCCTCCGGCGGTAAGCAAGTGTCGTCATTAAAGAAAGCTCTAAAGAGTCTTGACGTTGCTGGTCGAGCTCGCAGGTTCTTCTAATATGAAAATAGTGGCTCCTGCCAAACGGCTTCACGAAGCCTTCTACGCAATGGGCATCCTCGCCCACATCCCCGGACATCCGCACCATGTCTACTTCCCCCGTAGCGAGCCTGCTGCGCGCGACTACTTCATGGAGATAGAGGCGATCGCCTCCAGAATGCCATGGATTCGCAGCGTCAATCGAGGGCTGCCTCCGTTAATGCAATATGGGTTAGACCTTCGCCCCTATCACCACAAGCAGGACGGTCGGTCAATGCTTGCAAAGATGAGCTACTACTGCGGGTTGTATTCCTTCAAGCCGTGGTTCGAGCGGATGGAAGCCACCAGCGAACATGTCGTAATTGCCCGCACGCTGGTGCAGCAGAATCAACTCTTCCCGTGGGGAGGACTACTGGCTGCTCTTCACAGGCACCCCATATTCTTTATGGGCACCATCGAGGAGTACGAAGCCTTCCAACCCAACATCCCTGCAGGAGTATCCGTCGAGCATAGAGTCCCTGACTGGGGTGGGTCAGGCCTTGACGTCTGCTTGAGTGCGATGCTCTACATCGGCAACCACTCTCCAGCGTTGGCCGTTATTGAAGGAGCCCACATCCCAGCGATCACTGAAGTCAGCCTCAGCGATCCTGACAACATCTACATTCGCCCAGGATCTAGCCCTTGTTTCACCAATCAAGCTACCTTTCCTGACGGGGTTCCGGGTTTCTCCGGCAGCATATCATCCTCGATCAAGGATCTGCTCGTCGCCTCATACGCTGACTGGCTTCCACCACCGAAAGGCTGGCGCGTTGACCGTCAAGAGAAGGCTCCGCGTTACTTTGACAACCTTGACGACGCTGCATTCTACCTTTGCAAGTACACCGAGGGGTTGACGCTGAAGCATCGAGGACACGCTCGTCGGCTCGTGCTGGAAGAAAACCTTCGGCACTATCCCGAGTGGGCTGATGAAGCGACGGCGCATCGATTGTTTAGAAAACCAACACTTGCGCTCCGAGCGGCTGCCCGTAAAATAAAACTTCGGAAGTTTCTCCCCCACATCAACAGCTACCTGTCAGACTCATGCGATTGATTATACCCATCACACCGGAAACAGTGCCTCACTTACCAGCAATGCTCGATACGTTGAGTGCCTCCGATCCGGGAGCAGGGCATCAGCTTTACATCCTAGGCACTTCCGACTGCCTACCTGCCGCAGAAAAGTTTGCGACCACTGCTCGTCAGAAGACGAAGTTTGGGGGCGTCATGGTGTCAACCATGAATGTGTCTCAGCGGTCAGAACCCTACAGCCTCCTGTGGGCCACCTACTTCCGCAACTCGGGTCCTGATGCCGTGTGGCTTGACCCAGAAGCGGTCGTCGTCGGTAAGGCCGGATGGTTGACGCGCATCGAAGACAGCGCTCGCTTTTCTACTTCCTTGTTTCTAGGCCCCCAGTTGCCTAGCGTTACCGGCGTCTATCGAAATGGAGTCTCCAAAAAGCTGCGTACTTGGGAATGTCCCTGCACCAAAGGATTAACTACCCCCGCCGGTTTGGCAGGTTTCTCTAACTTGACGAGCGTCTACCGGGCGTCTCACTTAATCTATGCCTCCGACAGCCTTGAGGGAGTCCCCCCGCTCGTCGAGGTCGTCGTCCCGAAAACATGGGGCAGACCTATTGACCGGTTGCCGGTTGTCAAGGTTGTCATCCCCGAAGTCACCAATGAACCCACCCCCGAAGTCGTCAAGGTTGACACAGAGGTAAAAGCCGAGGTAAATACTCCCCAGCCGCCTCGTGTTGTTCGTCGGCCTAAACCGTAATCGCCATGCAAAAAGCCCTCCTTGAATTCCAGCAGACCGATGACGGTCTTCTCACCGCGTCTCCCGAAGGACGGGTTCCTGACCGCCGGATCGCTGATCCTAAGTCTGCCCATGCTTCTTTGCGGAAGATGATTGACGACGATGTTGATTCGAGCCGTGGCCGCGCCCAGTTCCAAGCAATGTTTGACGGGCAGCGCCCTTACCGTGACGAGGATCTGGTAGAGACCGGCCAAGGAGGGCGGTCTAACTTGAACTTTGACGAGGCTGGAGCTCTGCTTGAATACAGCATGAGCGGCTACGTTGACCTCTTCTCAAACACGGATGAGTTCCTTCGGTTCCGCTTACGCCCCAACTCGTTCCCCGCTCCACAGCGACTTGAGTATGAGTCGAAGATGAGCAAGATCTTCACGGGTATGCTCCGCAAATGGAGCAGCTTCTTCCACAAGTTCCTCTACTGCTGCCACCACTTCATCGTGGACGGCGTCTCAGTCTGCTACTACCCCGACCACCTCGACTGGCGCTGGCATGTGGCCAAGCTCGGTGACTTCTTCTTCCCGCGCCACACGCTCGCTGACCCCGGAGCTATGGAGCTAGCTGGAAGTATCCAGCGCTACAGACCTTCTCAGCTCTACGCATACATCAAGAATCCTGAGCAGGCCGCTGCGCTTGGCTGGGACGTTAAGGCTGTCCGTGACGCCCTTATCAAGTCCGTCAACGCTGCCGGTGACCGCCGCGTCATGGATTGGGAGCAGGTTCAGGAGCGCCTCAAAAACAACGACCTCTACTTTGACGCTGTCGGTAACGAGATCCCGATTGGGCATCTCTGGGTCAAGGAGTTTACGGGTATGTGGTCTCACTACCAGTTCCTCGACATCGGCACTCCTGACAAGTTCATCTATAAGAAGGAGGACAAGTATCCTGCCAACCGCCCACCGTTCAGTATCTTCATGTTTGGTATTGGGTCGAATGGCTACATCCACAGCATTCGTGGCCTCGGCTACAAGATTTACCCCCACATCCAAGTCTCTAATCGCCTGCGAAATCAGGTGGTTGACTCTGCCATGTTGTCCAGCTCGGTCATGATTCAACCGGCTGACGAGCAAGCTCTCGCCGATTTATCGCTGACTTACTACGGCCCTTACGCAATCTTGACGCCCGGCAACAAAGTCATCGAGCGCACGATCCCTAACCTCGGTAACAACGCGATGCCTGTCATCAGTGACATGTCTGCATTGTTGCAGGGCAAGTCCGGCCAGTACAGCTCGGTCGGCATGTTCGCTGACGACAAAGAGCGTACTCGTTTTGAAGTTGAAGCCTACGTTGCCAGAGCCAGCAAGCTCAGCATCACGAGCTTGAACCTATTCTACGAGCCGTTCCAGAATCTCCTGCGTGAAGTCGCACGTCGTGCGTTTAATCCTGACTACGGTCCTGACCTCCCCGGCGGCGACCTTGTTATTGAACTCCGCGATCGCTTACTCGAAGAAGGAATTCCGGAAGAAGCCTTCGGCGTTATCGACTTCGATCGCTGCGTTGTCAACCGCGCCGTCGGTGGTGGGTCTCCTGAAGCACGTCAACTCATCCTCAATGAGCTGGCAAGAGAGGCCCCATCGTTTGACGATGTTGGCCGCCACAACCTCCTGCGAGACCGTATCGCTGCCAAGGTTGGTTATGACTTGGCCGACCGCTATGTTCCTGAAAGAGCTGACGCTCGCCCAACCATTGACGACAAGCTTGCCGTCTTGGAGAACTCTCACCTCATTGGCGGCGAAGACATCCAAGCTCAGTCTAACGAGCTGCACCTCATCCACCTGAAGCACCATGACGCCCGCTTGCGTCAATACTTTGACGGCATCGAGTCAGGTGAGACCACTATCGCAGACGCTCTGCAGCCGATGGTCATGCTTCATGCTCATGCTACCCAGCACGTTGAGTTGGGAGGTGCTGACCCAGCCATCTCAGACATGGTCTCGAACTACCGCCAGCAACTCCAGCAATACGGAGAAATGATCTGGAATGGTCAGGAGAAGTTGAAGGCCGAAGCCCGCAAAGCCGAGAAGGAAGCCGCCAACGCAGCTCAGGAAGGTCAGCAAGCTCAGCCTGCCCAAGACCAGTCTCTTCCTCCCGAGATGGAGCGTAAGCTCATCGAGCAAAACCTCCGTCTTCAGATGAAGCAGGAGGAACATCAGCAAAAACTCCAGATGCGCCAAGCGGAGTTTGCCCAAAAACAAGCCATCAACGACGCTAAAGAAGCTGCCAAGCTTCGCCGACTTGGTGTGTAATTTCCCATGTCAGATACCCCACCACCCATACCAACGACCCTCACTGAGTGGTCAAAGTCTGAAACTTACCGAACCCAGCTCGGCACCGCATTACGTCAGCCTTACATGGTTGGTGTCTTTGCTGTGCTTCGGCAGATGAACGCACCCAAGATGCTGCAAAGTTCTGATCTTGGGGCAGGAGCTTTGTGCCACCAGTACCATGCTGGTTGGGAAGCGTGCCTGCGTGCGCTGCGAGACCTTCCCGGATTCTCCGAGGATTCCCTCGGTAAAGTCCAGAAAGCCGCGACACTTGAACAAAGTGGAGCTTGGAAATGGGTCGGAGATTCCGACACCCCTGTAACCCGATAAACCCAAACACCCCTGCCTAATATGTCCGACATGTCCCCCGCCACCCCGCCTACAGTACCAGCTACTCTATCAGATGAAGGAACGATCGCCGATCGTCTCGGATCGTTTGACGATCTCTTCGCCGCCGCTAAGGAGTCTGGAGGAGCTACGCCTACCGAACCAACTCCCGATCCCAGCAACCCCGCTGACCCGACTCCTGACAGCTCGGAAAAAGATGACATGAGTTCCTTCCTCGGAAAGGAAGAGCCAGCTCCAGCCCCAGCTCCGGGAAGCGACGACGAAGATCGTGTCCCAGAGGGCATGACTGAGAAAGCAGGTAACCGGTGGAAAGAGCTGAAGAACGAGATCAAAGAGCTTCGCCGCAAAAACGAAGAAGCTACTGCTTCGCAGGTCGCTCCAGAAGAACTCCAGAAACTGAAGTCCGCAGAAGCTGAAGTCAGTGCGCTGCGCGAGAAGCTCGAAACCTACGAGCGTGAGATCATTGGCGTCAAGCTTGAGGCCACTGACGAGTACCAGAGGCAGGTTACGCTCCCGCTTGATACTGTTCGCTCGGTGGTCCAAGACCTCGCCGAAACCTATGAGCTTGATATTGAAGCGCTTAACTCTGCGGTCGTCGAAGGCAACCGCAGGGAGCGTGTCAAGAAACTCGCTCAACTGGCTGAGTCGATGCTTGAGCCTGATCGCTTGAAGCTCTACCGCTCCGCCGAAGAGTTTGATAACATCGTCGAGACCAAAGCAGCTCTCGAAGAGAACGCCGCTGAGACCCTGCAGAGATTCGAGGTTGAGCGTGCAGACGCGCAGCGCAAGCAGTCAGTGGAAGGTCTGCGGAAGCAAAAAGAAGCCGCTGACGAAATGTGGGAGCTCATGACTAGGAAGCTGCCCTTCTTGGCTGACGAAGCCACCGCTAAAGCCATTCGCGCCGAGGCAGACACCGTTGATTTTAACTCTGCAGATCCCGGCCTCCGGGCTTATGGAGCTTATGCGGGGGCTGCACTTCCGCGATTAGCTAAAGCGCTTAGAACTAAAGAAGCTCGGATCGCCGAGTTGGAGCGTCAGATTGGTGCATTCAAGGGAGCTACTCCATCTTCGGGAGCTAGCGCTCCTTCCAGCGGAGTTAAATCAGGGTCGTTCCTTGACGCCATTGAAGCTGGACTCGGGAGATAAGATTTTTCTTGACTGACGATAGGCTCGTCATACTTTGACAGCGAGTTCGCTCGGTTACTCTGATACCGTTCATCGCTAAAGTATGTGAGCCTATCCTCCCTCGGCTCGGGGAACCCACTCGTCAGTCAATTTCAATCCCCCTTTCTACTTTTATGCCTACCGTCGCAACTCTCTCTAACGCTCAGCTTGACGCTACCAATTCCATCCTTGTCAACGAAGCCGGTCGTATCGGCCCTGACATCTACACCAAGTCACTCAACACTTCCGCATGGATCAACCTCGCTCAGCGCGGTACGTTCCCTGACGAAATGGGTGACGTCATCAACGTCTTGACATGGGAGCGTTCGCTTCCCGGCACCGGCGGAGCACTTACCTTCTCTGACGTCGTCTCCCAGCAGTACTTCAACAACGACGGTGACCCAAACACCAACACCTCGACTACTGACGGGAGCTTAACAGGTGGGACGGTTAATGTCACCACCGGCGTGTGTCTCCCAACTCCAGCCGTCATCGGCTTTGGTCAGACAATCCGCCAGTACAACCTGAAACAGGCTGCTGTGCAGAGCCCCAAGATCTGCGTTCATGACCTTCGCTACGCCGCGAAGCGCAAGGATCAGCTCACGGCGATGTTCAATATTCTCAAGGACAACACCAAGTGGGCTTGGGAGACCTACTACCGCTCAACCTACTCTGATCTGGCTGAGCACAAGTTGGTTGTCAGTGGCGATCTTACCGACGTCAATGGCTCTGAATCATGGACGGTTCCTTCTGGTACAGGGCGTACTGGCACCGGCAGCAAAATGGAGAACATGAAGCACCTCTCACAGGGCATTCTTGACCGCATCTACCTCAAGCTCGTCCGCGAAGGCGCTGAGCCTTGGGGCATGGAAAATGGTCGCCCAGTGTTCGCTGTGGTGCTCAGCCCTGAAGCTCAGGAGTTCTTGTTCCGTGGTCTTGGCGCACTCAACCTGCGCGACGACTTCCGATACAATAACACCCGCGTTAATGAGCTGCTCGCTCCTCTCGGCGTTGAGCGCTCCTACAAGGGATGGTACTTCCTCGTGGACATGTTCCCGCGCCGTTTCAATCTGAACACAGCCTTAACTGGGTATGATGAAGTTCTTCCTTTCATCCCTGTGGAAGCTACTAACGGGCGCAAGTTTGTGCTCAATAACGCATACGAAGTGGCTGACATCGAAGAAGCCTACGTCTACGTCCGCGAGGCCGTTGAGTTCCAAGTTCCGAAGCAGCTCTCCAGCCCCGGCGGTGGCACCAGCTTCACAGCTCAGAACTACATGGGTGACTTCCGCTGGCTCAACATCCCGAATGAAATCAATAACCCTGACGGGACCATTGGTTTCTTCCGTGGCTTGCTGAGTGTGGCTGCAAAACCTGTGGCTCCTGACCTTGCAACGGTCATCCGCTTCAAACGTTGCGCTCCTAACGTCACTGGTTTAGCTTGTGGCGCTTTGACTGATGAGCTCCCGATCGCTCCGTAATCCCGGTTAACAGGGAAGGAGGCACCACCTGAAATGGAGGTCTCCTTCCCTGATCCCCCGCAACCCTGCACCCCTCTTACGACCATGCATAGTTTTCCAACTCCAGAAGGTTTTGAAATCCCCCAAGGGCTAAAGGAAGGCGACACGTTCGAGGCTATGGCTGAGTTTCAGATTGATGCTGACAACCAGCTAACCCTTGTTGGTCTTGAGGGGTGCGATTGCGAGTGTGACTGTGGATGCGAAGAAGAAGACGAAGACGAAGGATCTGACGGCGAATACGGCAAAGGCAAGGGATTCGTCAATCAGATCGAAATCAAATTCGGATCTGCCGGTCTCGACCGATGAAACTGCACGTCAACCTAGATGACCTAACGATTACCGCGTCTCCGCGTTCTCGTGCCCCCATCCGTAGCTTGTCAGTTAGACGAGGCGATAGTTTGACGATTGATGTGTCTTTCTCTACGAACGGTCGAACAGGCCCGCTCCCGGTTGGTTCAGTCGTGAGTGTTTCCGCCTACGACGGACCCGCATCTAGGGTGGCTATAGCGACAGCTTCGACTTCTGTTGCGGTTAATCGAGGTGCAAAGACAATTTACCGTCTATCGCCTGTCAGTTTTTCACTGGCGTCACTTAGCGGTAGGATTGAGTCCAGCCGCGTAGTTCAAATCCCATTTGAGGTTCGAGTTGTGAATGGCAGCCTCATATCTACCACGGCTCCTGTAACACTAAACGTCTCACAAACGGCTAGCTAACCATGACGCCTCCTTCTCAAGACTATTTACACGGTGTCCCGACAGCCGTCATTGGGGGGTCGCTAAACCTCCTAGCATATTTTGTCTCCATGCAAGACATTGAAGTATGGCTTCGAGTTAGCTCGTTGATCGCAGGTAACCTTGTCGGTATCCTGACGATATGGAACCTAGCGCTCGCCATCAAAAAGAAGGTGGTTGACACGAAGGAGCCTTGAGGTCAAGCTTTGACGCTATGAAATCCAAGACCACTATCCTCGGCATTGTCACCATCATCGCAGCTATCGTCAATGCTGCGCTCAACTTCCTCAAGACCGGTACCATCGGAGACATCGGCGAGACTATCGCCCTGATCTCTGGAGGCTACGGCCTCATCAAAGCTGCTGACAGCAAATGAGCTCGCTCGCTGCAATCACAGCGTTCCTCACCTCTGCGGGTATCGCTCTAAAAGCATACCCGCTATGGATTGCCTTTAGGGTCTCCGTAAACCTTGACCGACTTGACCATGAGATTCTTTCTGCTGCTGCTAATGGTAGCCCTCGTTCCAGGGTGTCACTGCTTGAAGCTCAAGCAGCGCGACTCCGTCGAATCTTCTCCCTCCTCTGCCCCGCCCCAACTTCGCCTGAAGTCGGGAGTCCCGTACGTCCCGAAGACGGACGAGGTGTGGGCAAACCAACAGGACTTCCTCGATCTCAAGGCTGAGGTTCTGAAGCTCCGCGCAACCTATCAATGAATCGCCCGCCCCACGAACTCGAAATCGGCAAACACATCCTCGATGTGGAGGCTCGACGTGACCGTAGTGGTAGGCTTGCCGTTTACAAACTCCCTTCCGGGGACGGCGGCGGCACCTTTGAAGTTGCCGGGATCAACGACAAGTATCACCCAGAAGCTTCTGCTCGGATCGCTGACCTAATTGCTCGGAAGAAATTCGTGCAGGCTGAAGAGGAGGCCACCGAACACATCCTCAAAGTCACCGACGTAGCTGGTGGGTGGGCGAGAACTCCGTCCACCGAAGCCGTGCTCCGGGACACCGCATTTAATCGAGGCACCACCGGGTGCGCCCGCATCCTTCAGATGGCCCTTGACGTAGAGGTTGACGGCAAAGTTGGGCCTATGACGCTGGCTGCTTTGCAACGTGCCGAACGTGAGCCTCGTGCTTTCCTGCTCCGGTTCCGCGAAGCTCGTCAAGCCTACGAATTGAAGGTCGCCCCGCCTGTCGGGAAGCGTGTCAAGTTCTGGAAAGGCCTCGTCTCTCGCTGGGACAACACCACTAAGTTCGCAAACACCCTCGTCTAATTATGGCTACTTGGCGCGGCAAAGAAGTTACACTCAACTCCCCGAGGAAGATTCCGGGAGTAACTCCTGCTAACAAAAAGAAGAGCGTCTTCGTCAAGGACCCCGGCTCGGATAAGATCAAGATCGTCCACTTCGGAGCCACTGGTTATGGGCACAATTACTCGGAAGCCGCCCGCAAGTCATACCTTGCTCGGTCGGCTGAGATCCGCGATAAGAGCGGCAACCTAACCAAGAATGACAAGACGAGTCCCAACTATTGGGCGCGTCGTGATCTCTGGGCCGGTCCCGGCAAGGATCGTAAAACGCCACCACGGGGTAACGGGAAGTATTGACGACACCGCTGACGGCGGTTAGGTTGCGGATATATGATCCGCCCAAAGCCCGACGTTCCTGAGCGCTATCCCATTCTCTCATTCCCGACCCCCGAAGGGCAGGCCGACCTTCTCTTCTATGAGCTCCGGGATGGAGACTTGCCCAAGAACAAAGCATGGAATTATGGTGAGCCGCATCCTGACGCGGCCAAGTTTCCCAACCATGAGTTAGTCTTCGTGTCCGCCGCTGAAGGTGGAGCTGGTTGGCAGCGCTGGTATTATGCAGCCAACCGTGAGAACCAGCACCGGTACAACTGGCAGTTCACTGACACCACCGACTGGCCTCAGCTAGCGCAGACTTTCATCGTTCGCCGGTCTGACTTCTCCGTGACGTCAACGTATGAGATGCCTCCTTTAGATGTCATCCCATACCCACTGGAGTGGCTTGCTACTGGGATCGAAGAGCGTCCAATCAATGACGAGACTCTTGCGTCAACCTTTGTCACTGTCGTTGTAACCCGCGAAAAGATCCGGGTTCGCGCTCAAGATGGCACATACAGTGACCGCGAGATCGTTGGACGTGAGTTTGACCCTGATACCAACTCCACGACTACCTACCGTAGGAGCAAGGTTCCAGCAGGGACAACCATTCCCGAAGGTATCCAACCCGATGGATCTGTTGTCGAGCTCCAACCCGTCAACACTCTTTGGTCGATCAAGAATACCAAGCAGGCTGCAGGGTTGGCCGGTAGAGCCATAAAAGGCAAAGCTTCGCGGACATTCCAAATTGTCACCAACTGGGCTTGGCCTGCCGTTCTTGATTACGTCAGGATTCAACGTATTACCGTTGATGGTACCGCTTTCTCAGCTACTTCAGGGTACTCAGTTGTCCCGATTTACTCGGCAGACGCGTATTCCGGCCCATGCCTTGCAACCATCGTTGAGGAGTGGACGTCTAAGTTACCAGTCGTTGGGGGTAGCTCAAGTTGGGACACTGATATGGTTAATGGTAGCCCTCAACTATTGGCACCGACACCGCTCTTACCAAAAAGCATCTTTTTTGATGGTCAACTTTTACGGGTCAACGTCCCCGAGTGCCTTCACGGAGACCTTGATTTCTATGAGGGTTCGTTTAGCCAAGTTTTTCCAGCGACTAACTATGCCCGCTGGCCCGGAAGTATTGTTGCTGAAGTTGACCTGCGAGCTAATCAAGGTGGGTGGTTGAAGAGGACCATGATTGTTGATGCTCCATCACAAGCCGGAGTTCAGTCAGAAATTGTCCTTACACTGGATGAAGCATTTGCCACGTCGTTTCGACTCAAGTGGAATATTTTGTCAGGCACTACAGTGTTGAACTTGGACGTATCCACCGACCCTGCATTTAGAGCTGGGTCCTTTCTATCGGGGTACGCCAACCTAGATGTACGCAGTACTCCTGCTTCTAACGGGTTTGCTACGAAGCTAATTGAGGGTGCTTCCCGTGGTGTAATATATTACTGCCGTTTAAAAAGCGTCCGAACGGACGATAACGGAACACCGTCTGACCCAGCCGATGACCGAGTAATCTCCGTGCAGTCCGCCACCCTTGCCGTGACGTGTCCTCCCCTGCCCGAGATCTCCCTCGCTGTCCCAGGGCCTAACTGGCCCGCCACTCCGACAGACTACATTGACCTACCCACTATCACAGGGTCTCTTGCGTTTGGTGACGCGCAGCTACTTGCGTCAGTGACGAAAACAATCATCGTCCGAAACATAGGGCTGGTGGCAATATCTAACCTACTGCTCTCTTTTTCTAACGGCAACTTTTCTGCAACTGGGACGGTACCCACCTCCGTTGAACCGGGTGATTCTGAAGAGATCACGGTTCGGTTTGCCCCAACAACTACTTCGCCAGCCACAAAAACGGCAATAATGACGGTAACGTCAAACGCCTCGAATATCCCGTCTTACACCGTTGAGCTTACCGGGAGAGCTGTCCAACCTGAGATTAACTTGAAGTATCTAGGAACTTCCCGACTAACTGGAAGTATAGTTGATTTCGCAGACAACCCGCTTACTCACGTTAACACTGGCGACTCAGCTACGTTTTCTTTAACCATTGAAAATCTAGGCAATGGACCATTGACTACTGTGGTGTCTTCTTCTGACACAGAGACGACACTATGGAGGGTCGATTCCGCTCCTTCAGAACCCATACCTTCTGGAGGAAATGCTGTATTCACAGTTACGTTTACGCCCACTGAGGAAGGCCCCAAGACCGTGACTATCTCCATCGCCAACAATGATATATCCGCTGATTCAGCAGGAAACTTGGAGAACCCTTATCAGCTCATCTTGAGGGCGTATGGACAGGCGGTAGGGAATATCAGTGTGACCCCTCCTGATGTTGCGTCTGGTGTGGTACTGCCGTCCGGTGGAAGTTATAATTTCGGCGTATCCCGGTTCAGCCCACCTACTCAAAAGACAAAGACATTCACGATAAGGAACAGTGGCCAAGCCTCGCTAACTATTACCGCTATTGAGTTGGCCCAGACAGCTCCTAACCAGTTCTCACTGAGCTCAATAAGCTTTCCGCTGACGGTGCCAGTTGGGTCCTCTATTGGTGTTCCAGTTTACTTTACTCCAACGACAGCAGGGTTAAAGACCGCTACACTGAGGATATATAGCGACGCCCCTTCTCAGTCAATTTACACCACGAATCTCAGTGGAAGCGGTGGGATTGACCATGAGATCCAAGTCGAGTACCCTGAAGGAACCTCTTTAGATGGAATAAGTTCTCTCTCCTTCCCTATCTTTGGGCCTATATTAGTCGGCACTTCAAGGACTTTGACTTTCTGGGTTAGCAACGTAGGAAACAGTCAGCTCAGTATCGCGTCCATTGTGAAGTCTGGGGCTAACCCAAGCGTGTTTACTGTTGGGGCCTTACAAGCTACCCCAGCGACACATCTTGACGAAGGTCAGAAAGCTGCCTTGGACATTACGTTTACAGCTACAACCGCTGGATACTTCACGGCACAGGTTGCAATCACGAGCAACGATGCCAGTGAACCTGTGTACACTATTTACTTGGCTGGGTTCGCGCACCCCGCAGGTAGCCTGACAAACTTCCAACCAAGTGCTATAGTTCTCGGGCAGTCTTCAGCAACGGCTAACGTCCTATATGGAGCTAACTCCGGGTATCCCACTGTCGCAGGTGGGCTGAGTGCTCACACCTCTCGTCCGGCTGTCTCCGCTACAGGTCGTGTAGCTATCGCCGACAAAGAAAACAACCGTGTGCTTATCTGGAATACCTACTCGGCACTATCTACGTTTAAAAGTCCAGACATCGTTCTTGGGCAGTCCTCGTTTACTTCGGGAGCTGCTACCACAGTGACCGCATCGAGCCTTTCTGCTCCTTCTGCTGTGGCATGGTACGGAGATCAGCTTTTAGTTTCTGACTACAACCGATTCAGAATACTTGTTTGGTCCAACCCTCAGAGTAACAACCAAGCAGCTAACTTGGTCTTAGGGGGGCAGGCATCCGCTGGATCATCTCCGTTTACAGCTTCAACTTCCGGGTGTAGCGCAACACTCAACAGAGGAATAACAGATATTTTTGTAGTTCCTTCCGGGGCGGACGCAGGCAAGATTATTGCGAGCGATCCCAGAAATTATCGAGTTCTTATTTGGAACACTTTCCCAACGGTAAATGTTGCTCCCGCTGCAGTAGCCTTGGGGCAACCACTTGCGAATAACATGACGGCACTCTCAGTACCTCCAAGTGCATCACTGTCATTTGAGGAATCAGGAGTTACTCTTCCTAGATTTACTGGATCTACTTCAGTTTGTGTCGGCTCCGACGGTCGCCTTTACATAGCTGATAATGGAGGTGCCCGAGTTCTTGTTTACTCAGCAATCCCAACTGCTGCCGACATTGCTCCAGCAGTAGTTTTATTTCGAGATGGACTTCTATGGGGTGCCCCCACAAAAGGATACTATACCTCTGATGGGCAGAACAATGGGATTTACTACCCGACCAGTGTCGCCATCAATGCGGCAGGTCATCTTGCCGTTTCTTCTAAAGATAGCCGCCGCGTATTACTTTATTACAGTCCTGTGAATGAAAATAGCTTGCCCGGCGCTTCGCTGGGGGCTAGACGCTTTGAAACTAGCGCTAGTGGAGCCCGCTCCGAGTCGGTGTTTACTGCAGGAGTAGGCCCTAATGGGTTGACTTGGTTTGGAGGGGACCTCCTTGTCAATGATTCAAACCGAGCGCTAATCTTCAAACCATGACGCCCGAACCCGAAGAGCAGGAACCCCCGCAACCCTCACTCCTTGAGATCCTCAACGGAGGTCTGGGTGGGGACATGCAGTTCCAAGCGGTCAAGTCAACCGTCGAGCAGCAGATTGACGGAGCCTTTGGTATGTTCCGCGTCCTCGGGGCCGGTGCGGTCGGAGGCCTGTCAACCTCCACCGAGCAATTCCTTTTCCTCAAATGACCAGCGATCAACTCCTCGACGGCGAAGCAGGGCCAGAAGCTCAGGCTAATGAGATCTTCCGCATCGTGTCGTCTATGATTGACGAGGCGGTGATGGAGGTTGGGCGTGTCTACGCCGCTGACGAGGGCACCGTCGCCCACTCTGGTTTCCCTGTTGTCGTTGTACGAGATGCACCATGAGCCCTACCCAAGCCAGAGAAGTTATTGAAGCAGCCGGTGAGCGCATCGCCGACTGGAAATCACGCCTTCGGATTAACACTGGCAGGGGCGTTGAGACTTGGGATAACCAAGGCAACCAACTGGTTTCGGTGTCTACGTCGTCGGAGGAAGTGGTTAAAGAACGTCAGAACTTCACCGTCATTCTTTGGGCAACCCTTCGTCGAGTGAGAGTTTTAGATCCTATTGACATCCCTCCTACAAACGGTGCAGGTGCTCGTCCTGGGTTTAGGCTATCTGAAGGAGGTGTGTTCGTTGACTTTAAAGATAGGCATCAGTTCATGGAACTAAACTTGCTTGAGAGTGGGCAGTACTCTGACGAGGAAAGTTACAAGGAATCTGATAAGTTAAAGCCCGCTGACCCTGATTATTTCCCAGCAGGGTACTTTAGCCCACTATGGCGTGGAGTACCGTTCTATGGTTATGAGGCTTTATACATACCGGTATCCGCGGAGATAGGCCCTTCAGGGTGGCAGTTTACAAACCACACTGTCTCAACCGTCACAATCGAGCTTTCAATTAGGGCGTACACCCCCGCCTACTTATATGATCGAAGTAACCGAGGACTTGATGTTGAGTTTTCAAAAGGGCAGTCGGTCGGGTATTATGATATGATGATCCGCCAACTGGACGCTGATAGAGGACCTACTTTTTCTGGTGGGGCCTACTCTGAGCCGGGGACTTTCGGGGGTCGGTACTCGACCACCGCCATATTAACCTCGACCCGTCAGCGTATTGGATTTGAGCCTACAACTTTAACATTCAATTCTCGGAACAACGGGTATAATGTTGCGAGCCCCGGCTGGCAGTCTCCCGGGCTGATTGAGATAATGGGCTACCGAAAGGTTTGACGCCCGCCCGTCAACCGTCTATTTTACCGCCATGTCCTCTATCCGCTTGACCGTAGCCAAAGCCCGTGACCTGCTCTACGAGCATGTGGATGCGTCCAATCCGCTGGATGAGAAGTTCCTGCGCTGCCTGAACCAAGTGGTGCAACGCTTCCTTGACAGCGGCCTATGGGCCAAGTCGGAGTTTCAGGTCGAGCTGTCCGCGCCTAATGGATACATCACCCTCCCGCGCCGTGCTTCGGCGTTGCTGGGCTTCCGTGTTTCCAATCAGTCCCCACGACGGATCTTCGCGCTAGCCCACGAGTTCAACGAAGTCGGCCCCGGCCCCCATGAGTTTGACCGTACCATGTCCTCCGTCGTCGAGATGTCTGACGTTTCCGTCCACACCGACCTGACAGAGGCGACTACTGTTTTCCTACGCGTGGCCGCTGGCGATGCAGGGATCGGCGGCGAAGCAGTCCTCCGTGGCTGGGATGCTGATGGCAAGCGACTCTATTCTTCGGATGGCCGCGATGGATTGCGCGTCACCCTTGTTTCGGGGGACGGCAATAGCTTCGGATCTGTGCGTGAGATTGAAAGCTTGACGCTCCCAACCATGAGCAAAGCCAGCTCCCTCCGCACCGCTGACATCGAACTCGGTGTCTACGAACCCGGTGAGGAAGACCCATCTTACCGTCGCTACAAAGTCGGGGCTATCCCCAGCAACTGCACCATCACCGCCCTTTGCAGCCGCCGCCATGTTGACCTCGTCAATGAGGATGATCTGGTAATCCCGAGCAACATAGGAGCCCTGAAGCACGGACTCATCGCCCTTCGCTTGGAGGATCAGTCAGACCTTGACAGCTCCGTCGCCCACTTTGACCAAGCCTACGGCTTACTGAACGCCGAGCTTCGCCGCATCCGTGGCAAAGCCCGTGTCATCCCCACATTCAATTACGGCTCTCCCGGACTCCGCACCTCCTACTAATTATGGCTATCACCGCATCACGCACTTCTCTTGGAAGGGACCTCGAAACCGGTCGCGAGGCCGCCGCTTCAAGAGGCCGCGCTTCCCTCATGCGAAAAGGACTTCGCCAAGCCAAGAAGGAAAAGAACTATGAGAAGGCTCTCCAGTTCAACGCTGCTCTTGCAAGTGAAGGTAAAGCCTACGGCATGACCGGAAGCGCCGATGATACATCCTCGATCGCTCAGGGTCGCGTCAGCGCCCGTGATGCGCTGTCAAATCAGATGCGTAGTCAGCTCCCAGCCATGGCCGGTCGAACTCGTGAGGGTAACATCGCTGCCGCTAAGTCGGCTGGAACCTTTGATGGCATCCGTCAGAAGTATAATCAGGCTAACAGCG